ATGGCGCCTCCTATGCCGGGGCACGATGCTGACGGTATGTATACAGGAGCCACGCGGTCTCTTAACGGTTATCCCGATAACACGCAGCCAATGGAAAAGGCTCAGCTAGCTTCTCGACTTCGAGTTGACTCTGAGCCCAGCGATGATGAGTTCTTAATGCAGCTTCTCACTGCTGTTCAGGATAATCCTGAAGCTCTACAAGCTTTTATGATGATTCTGCAATATTTAGAAAGTCAGCAAGATCAACATATGGATGCTTTATCTTCCCAAAGACCTGCTGAATTCGACACACCGAATATGGGTTCTAACTATTCAATGTTGAATGCCCCTTCGAGTAATTCGATTCCTCCTTCCGTGGCTTTCCAACAACTTAGTTGATATGGACAGAACACAGCAACTTCAAGAACGAGATGTTCGGAGGTTAGCCCCTGAGACTAATCCTGTAGAATTTATGCGCCGATATATCTTTTCTAATTTTCCTGAAACTGTTTCACTTCCTTCTAGAGAACAAAAAGAAAATGTAGTTCCTCAGCAAAACAAGGAAGATAGTTTAAAATTAATGAAGAAGCCTCGTCAAGGCACTACTTACGATAATCCAGGAGGTTTTTAGTGAATCCGATCGTTAAAGCTTTTCTTCTGGATTTTTTGTTTGATATTGCTAAGTCTGGTGCGGGCTCCGCTATTAGGGGAACCACGGGGGCGCTTTCGCCTGCAAATCCAACAGGTTTACCTACCTCCTCTAGCAAATATTTAGTTCCTTATGGGGACGTTCTTTCTGCTTATAGGGCTGCTCCGGCAATGGCGGCTCAATCAGCTTTTCTGAATAAAGCTTTTGGAATCGAAACTCCTGAATACAACCCTCAAGCTATTCTTGAAGATGTAACAGAAAGAAATCGTGCTCTTATGCGCGATACACGGGCTGGCGAAATCGCTAAAGCCCAACTTGCTGTGGAACAAGCTACTAACCCCGAGATCGCAAAAGCGATGGGGGTTAGTTCTCAGGCTGCCTACGATTTGCTTGGTAAAACTATAGATCAAATTCTTTCGCGTCCTGATCTTGCTGGTAGTTCCGCTATTGTTGAAGCAGGGAGGGCGGTTTAATGACTAGATCATTTGGTCAGGCAGGTTTTGATTTAGCTGGGAACATTCTCGGAAAACTTGCCCAACGTGGTATTCCTGTTTTAAAAGGTGCTGTTAAAGACCCTGCCAGTGCTGCTAAGTATGTAGGTGGGACTGCTTTAGGTGTGACAGGTTTAGGTTTAGGTATTCCTGCTTTGGGAAATGCTTATAACTGGGTTGATGAGTATATGCTTGGAGGTGCTGCACCTTTCGGTATAACTCCTGAGCAAGTAGCTTTGAATGCTGCGGAGCGAAACGCTGCTGCTAGTCAAAGGACAACCAGTGGTCAGCAGCCTCCTGCTGAAACAGGGACTGGTCAAGGTGGTGGAACTGGTCAAGGTGGTGGAACTGGTCAAGGTGGTGGAACTGGTCCTTGGACTGCTTTTGATCCACTTGTTCGAAGTTTCGATGCGTACCAAAAAAATCAAGCCGCATTTCAACGCGAGAAATTTGAATTTCTTAAAAGTCAACTGACTCCTAAGAACAGAGCTCAGATAATCGCGCAAGACTTAGCTGCTCAAATGCAGCTACAGGAAGCTGCTGCACAGCAAGCACTTGCCAAGTCAGAAGAGCGTACTCGGCGCGAACGAGAAATCGCAAATATTAATGCGTGGAAAGCGCGCGAGGTTGCTGCTATGCAACGTGATGCTCTAGTAAGTTCCTCTTTGGCTAACATTGCTTATGCGGCCAGCACGCCTAACGCTAGTGTTCTTGAAGCGATGAACTCTAATGTTGCAGCTGCAGCTAAACAGTTCTTGCCTGGTACAGCGGTGATCTAACTATGGCACTCACAGCTATTCTTGGGGGGTTAGCCACCGGAGTCGGCGGCGGTTTGATTAATAGTATTTTTGGAGGTGGCGGAAGTAGCTCCTCCAGTTCAGGAGGCGGTGGAGGCGGTGGCTCTAATGTAGATTTTTATACCGCTTACGCTAGTAAGCTTGCTGCTGAAAATAATCCTTTAACAGCAGCTATGCAAGGACTTTCTGTCCTTCAAGGTGCGTATGGAGGATCTTTAGGTCAATTAGGGCAACTGTACTCAAGTGGTTCCCTGAGTGTGTTGTCTGAAGCGGGTAACCGATCTAAAACAGCGACCAATCTTCAGGCATCTGAAGTTGGTAACTTAATTGCAGCGGCTACAGATCTTCAGAAACAGTTAGGACAGGCAAAGATAGGCACTGAGCTTCTTGGACCCCAACTTAGTCAACAGGCTGGTTCCGCTGCTCTGGCTAATCAAAATCAACTTGCTAGGGATCTAGGGACCGCAAATATCGGTCTTAAGACTTTACAACAGCAAGCACGAGCTGGAGTCGCTTCTCAACAAGCTCAAACTATGGGTGACGTCTTTAAGACACGTGCTCAAACTCAAGGCAATTTAGCCTTGGGTGCTCAAGCTCTGGAAAGTGGACTTAAGCTTCGAGAAGCTGACGTTTTAGGTGACTTGACAAGAATAAAAGGTCAAACAAAAGCTGGGTTGGCGCTTAAGCGCTTTGGAGCTAGCCAAGCTCTTGCTGGTACACGTGCATTCGCATGATTCAATCTAAAATCGGTGACTCAACCACGGTCGGAGCGTGGCTCGACTCGCTCAATAAAACGCAAAAAGACGCTTTTATTCACTACTGCAAAAACAGCGTTAGTGACATCGAAGCTTACTTGTACGCTAGGTTTTTAAAACCTGGATATGAGGGGTCCATCTCTGATCTAACTGCGTACGTTCAGGAAAAGTTTCCCAAAGAAGATCTTCGTAAAATTTTATTAATTGAGATTGANTCTCTCAAGATTGATATTGATAATGTACGGCAAATGACCGTACAGGGGATGCTTGACCATGCTACAGCGGCTACGAAGATCTCCGTTCTTCAGAAGGAACTCCGCTCCCATATACAAGCTGTACGTCAGCTTACTGATGGCGTTGATCGCCGTGGTTTGCTTTTAGCTGGTGCTGACCGCTGCTTGCGTGAACTTATCAATAGTTTTGAGGACACACCGACGATGCTCTCCTTGTTAGAAGAGGCATCGCTGGTTGTCTGGGGTACTATCGAACGCGAAGAGAAAAATTAAACAACGTCCATAAGCGACAGAATATTTGCCATATCACAACGAAATACCCCCATAAAGGAATCATTTACGCCCAAAGACATCACAAGCTCATAATCTTCTTCGAAACACCCGAACGGTAAGATACAAGCCGGTTGCTTGGAAATAGGGTTTCCAACGGCATCAGTCCACGTAATAAGCTCGTCGTTTGTAGAGCCACTGAACATGGGTTCTTTCATCATTCGAGTTATTCGAGTTAAATTTTTGTCTAAACAGTATGCCCCTAGGTGATAAAGCAAGTAAGGGCGTTCGTTAAAGTTTTCAACAGCCATGTGCTTCCAGTGAAAAAACACAAGCCATTCATCTCCGATGTCAATCGGAGCAGTTGAGTTAAAAGTAGGACTACCGCCCGTAATCTTTTTAAGGCAATCGCTGTTAATTTGAATTTCTTTTTCTCCTGGGGTTTTAATCATTACTGGCACAGTTGCGTAAAGCAAGCGAAGTTTGTCGCCATCGCTAAAAAAGCACCAATTTTTCTCTGTTTTTCCGTCCACGTGGTTTCCACCTACTGGAGGGTAAACAGCGTCAGTTAGTTCACCAAACTCATCAATGCGTCCTACGCATACTTTTGGAGACTTAACCATTACGGATTTGTTCGTATCCCACTTAGACGCATACGAACTTGTAACAAATTGTCCGTAAAGCTCATCGTCTGGCGTTAAAAATAAGCGTGGGTCTTCGTAGCTCAGTCGATGAGGTTTGCTGCGCAGTTTTCTAGCCGCTAAAATTGTATCGTCATTGTGTAGCTGACCTACATAAATTTCTGTAGGAGTGTTGTTGTAGTAAAAATATTTCATATCGTGTCGAAAACAAAAGGGTTCTGGCTGAGCCCTCCACGCGATAACAGTGTGTCTTCGATGTTTAACTATTGATGGACTAAAGTTGGCTACATGGTTTTTGTCTAACCCTCGGTTGATCCGTACAAAAGAACCTCCAAGATCATCTGCTTGTTTGTAGACATTTGGGATTCCTTTTTCAGGGGTTATTTTCAAAGGATGAGTTACGTAAGAGTACGCAGTGTGGTAGCGATGATGTTGGGTTGTCATTTGCACACCTCTTCAATAGCTTTTTCAAAGCCTTCGGCAATCTTGTCCCAACGGAAAGCTGGGTTCTGAGTAACTCTGTAGCACTCCTGAGCTGTATGATCTAGATATTCTTTGTCTTCGTATAAACAGGAGAGGAGTTCTGCAGCGTGGTTAACATTGACCAAGCCTCTTTCAACTCCAAGATCCTTATCGCGTATCCATGCTGCAACATCGATTAGACATGCACTGTCTTTCCAGATGTCTTTACACGAAGTGTGGTTAGGTACGACTTGCGCTCGTTTGCAAGAAGCGTGCTCAAAAGGAACAAGACCCCAACCTTCTCCGTCAGCTGTGTTAATACCTACGTTACACGCACTATAGATTTTATTCAGAAGTTCGTCTGGTGGAGCATTTGTGTAATTTATATTACTTGAAGTCATGATTAGACGATTATCTGGAGAAATGTTTAGCCGAGTCATTTCGGACTCAAACAACTCACGCACACTCCATCCAAGATCTTTTTCGCTCATATGCAGATACAACATAGTATCCGGTTTATCTTTTGCAAATTGGGCAAACGCTTTGATTGTCAGATCGATGCGCTTACGTGGTTGATTCCTATTGGCATTTAAAACTATAAACTTATCTTTAGGAAGTCCCAACGCTTCTCGCGCTTCTTCAATATCGATTTCATAAAATTTGGCAGGGTCGATTCCGTGAGGAAGGACCGCAAGGCTCTTTGGCTGTACACCGTGAGCCATGATTCGCTGAGCTTGTTCAATCGTGAACGTAATCGGAAAATCCCAGTCTTTTATAAACCGCATCATGGATGCTGTATACCATTCGGAGTCGATGGGAAAGTAAGGAATAAATTTAAATTTAATTTGGTCTTTAAGAAAGTGGATGCGTTCCCACACCTGGTTAACAATCCAGATGTCGTTCAGGCAGATAAAAACTTCAGGTTTTTCTTTTTCTACAACGTCGGGAAGTCGTCCAATACCAAAACGATCTGAAGGGTTTGCTGCTGTGGCGGGGTAGACCCTAAAAGGTAAATCATGAGGATCCCCCATATAGTTGATCCCGAACGCAACTACTTCATTATCTTTGCTGAGGTGCTCTAAGATACTGTGAGTCACACGAGCAAAACCTGTGTTAGAAAGGATATCCCCGTACCAGAGAATTTTTGCCATAAAGCTGTAGAATCTTGCTAACAGTATACAGACAGTTTTAGGAATATGCCTAGCCGAGAGACATTTGCTTATCGCCGTGCACTAAAGCTACGAGCTCAAAAAGCAGTTGAAAGCAGTTCAGATTCTGCAATTGATAACGTATTTACTAGAGCAAAAGATGATTTTGCTACGTTCTGTACATTAATGGATAAACCTCCTGCGCAGCATATGTTGCAGTGGCACAGAGAGCTTATAACTGGAGAGAGTAATCGGTATTTACTTGATATTGCTGGTCCTAATATTGATATTTTGAGCCCACGTGGCTCTGCCAAGTCCAGCGTTTTGAATTTATTTACTGCCTGGTGCATTGGTCGCCATACAGTAGCACAAAGACCTCTTCAGATTATCTACGTATCTTACAACATCGCTACGGCTATTCCTAAAAGCAGGATTATTAAACAAATTGTAGATAGCAGTACGTTTAAAAAAATTTTTCCTGGCTGTCGCCTAAAGCCTGGGATGCAGTCAGATATTGGTTGGTCTATTGATTTTGATTATGCTGGCATACCTCGTGTTGGTGATGAAGAATTTACACTACGCGCAGCTGGCTTACGGGGTTCTATTACGTCTAAGCGTGCTCACGCAGTTATAGTTGATGACCCTATTAAGTCTAGTGCTGATATACGCAATCCAGCTATTAGAGATGAGATGAACTCTAACTGGAGTTCTGTTATTGCACCTATTGTCTTTGAGGGTGGTCGTTGTATATGTCTTGGTACTCGTTTCCACCCGCTAGATATTCATAAAACTATGTTTATCCCCCAAAAAGGGTGGAAGCAAGTCGTTCAGGAGGCAGTTACGTACAATGACGCGGGAGATCCAATCAGCTACTGGCCTGAGCAGTGGTCCGTGGATTATTTGCTTCAGCAAAAAGAACTTGATCCGGTAGCGTTTGCATACCAGTACCAGCAACAACCTGTGATGACTTCGGATCTGGTTTTGTCGCCAGATCTAATTGTGAAAGGTGAGGTTGTCACTGAGTTTGATTCTCTTGCTGTTGGCATAGACCTTTCGGCAAGTAAAAATGAAACGTCCGACTACACAGCATTTGTTCTTGGGAGGCAGATTAAAAGATAAATATTACATTATTGACGCGCATCAGGTGCGCTCTATCGGCAACCTTGAGAAAATTGATTTGCTATGCGATATGCTTGTCGAATGGGGAATTCTAGAACTGCAAGAAGATCAGTACTTTCCTACGTACTCCACGGTGACTCTTGTTGTTGAGTCTGTTGCATATCAAGCTTCTCTTGCAGCTGACCTCAGGCGCGTGCTCCTAAACGAGCGTGGTTTAAGTAATCTTCATATTCACGAAGTTAAAGGTTTTAGAGGAGACAAGGTAGCTCGATTCCGAGGAACTCTAGGCTTACTGGAAAACAAAAAAGTTATCTTTAACAAATACAGAAAGTTTGATGCGCTTACCGATCAGCTTGTTAACATAGGTGCTACCTCGCATGATGATTTACTGGACGCATATACTTGGCTCATGACGTTTTTACAAAAACGAGGCAACTTCTCCATCGAGTACTGAAATGTTTAAGTTTTTTATCGCCCTAACTGCTCATGATCCCCTGTCGCGGTTTGATCCTTTACTCCGTGCTTTGCAAGGTTACTCGAAGCTGCCTGGAAGTAAGACGGTCTATATCTATGTGGATAAAGCGCATGAGCAAGATGTTCCTGAGCTTTACGAACTGATTGAAGCCAATGTCAAAGACTTAGATGTTTATACCCATATTGCTGACGCTTCTTATGAAGGTTACTCGCTCACGTGGGCACATAAAGCTGATCTAAGATTCTTTGTTACGAGCCAAAGTTTTGATTTTTATATTTACGCTGAGAACGATATGCACTTTACGGAAGAGAATTTTAATTACTGGCTTAAGTACAAAGATAAGTTAAAACAGTTAAATTTAGAGCCTGGATTCTGCCGATACGAACTCAAAAACTCTGACAAAGTTCCTTTTGACAACTACAAGAAGTGGAATGTTACGGGGCTTACGCATAACGTTTGGGGTGATCGTCCCTACGAAGCAACAACGTATCTTTACTTAGAAGATCCCGATGTTCTTTGTTTTATCTCTCTCGGGAATCCGTATGCGGGACTGATGATTCTTGACCAAGAGCAAGCTGAAGCCTATATTGTTTCGGATAGCTGCGACCCTCACTCCAGCTATCTCAAGACTGCCCACAGAAATTGGCCTATTGCCGATAGATCCTCTATGGGTTTAGCTTTTGAAGGGCTTAGTCCACATCAAGAGCACCGCCGTGTGGTTCCTCTCACAAGAACAGACTATGGGTTGACCATTCCAGAGTTTGCTCTTGTTGAACATATGGATACAAAGTATTCAAAGGAACTTGTAGGTGATACCTCTTTAATCACGACTTTTTCGATGTTTGAGTAACTATGGAACAAGTAGAACATCCTGCTCATTATGTTCAAGGCGATATTGAATGCATTGATGCTATTCGTGCGGCACTAACGCCCGAAGAGTATCGAGGATTCTGTAAAGGAAACGCCCTTAAATATATTTGGAGNGAGCGGCATAAAGGAGGAAANACTTCTTTAGAGAANGCTGAGGTGTATNTNGATTACATCAAACAGGTGTCAGCAGAGTAGACTTACANTACTGACTTCGTAGTTTATGGACGTCCGCGCTTTTGGTTCTTATTACGGACAAACTTCTCAACTTCCATATGCAAGTGGGTTCGCAGTTTCTTTGTCTGGGACTATGGATACCATAAGGTTTCCTGCGTGCCGCGCATTATTTCTTGAGTCCGACTCGAATCAGAATAAAGGGTATCTAGCCGTTGAGCTTACCGATGCTCCTGGTCAAGTTGCTTCTGCTATTGAGTTAGCGGGTAATCAATTGTTCCCGATTTCTTGTACGGCTGTTATTAGCGGCAACTTACCTGGACTTTTTATTCTTTACTGATATGGATTCTTACGCACGTGCCAGTTCAGCTTTCGGCAAGGCTTACCGAAACCAGCTAGAAGCTGCCGACCGTCAACGAGCTGAGTCCACAGGGCAAGAAGCTCAGTTCGGTGACGACGTTCGACAGTCGGTTGAATACGAATCTGGGGCTCCTATGCCTCCCGATTCTGTGCGCGAAATGTCCTCTGAGTCTGGTTTTGACCAGCCGATAGACAATCGCGTGGAATCGATGAAAAATGGTCTACTTAAAGAAGCTCGTTCTCGTATGCAGTCTGTTGCTCCGACCGACTATTGAGTTAGTATATTGTCAGTCTTGTTAATGACTCGTGCTGATCGACGCTTTTCCCTATTTCACCGAACGAGAACTTTTAGAGCTCCGCATCCGCATGCTGGAACCGTATGTAGACGGTTTTTTGATTGCAGATGCGAATCGCACCCACCGTGGTGAGGAAAAACCGTTCACTTGCTTAGACACGATTCGAGAACTTGGACTTCCAGAAGAAAAAATCCAAGTTCTGCACGTTGAGCTCCCACCGGTAGAAGAGGTTGTGGATCCTTGGGTTAGGGAGCGAGGCCAGCGCGATGCGCTTGGAGTTGGCCTCCACATGATGCCAGACGATACTTTCTTTATTTGTTCGGACTGTGACGAGATCACAAACCCTGAGATTATTAAAGAAGCCAAGCAGGCAGTTCTCGATAATCCAGACAAGATTGTGCGCCTGAGTATGTCCATGCATTACGGGCGTGCTGATCGGCAGCTTCAGTCTCCAGATGGTGAGTTTTTTAACTGGCGTTGCGGCACCGTTTGCACCGTGGGACAGCTCAAGAGTTTTGGGACTCTTTCTTCACTGCGTGCGTCAGACAATAATGTTTACGTTGGTGATCGTAACGCTGGTTGGCACTTTTCGTGGATGGGCGACGCTGGTCGCCGCAAAGCAAAGTTGAAGTCGTTTGCTCATTTTGAATGCGATACGCCTGCTGTTAACGAAATGTGTGATAACTTTGAACCTAAGCTGGGTTCTATCGATATGCTTGGGCGTCAGGATCACATTATTGCCGAGTACCCGATTGAGGATTTGCCTCAAGAAGTGTTTAAAATAGAGAGAGTCAAAAATTATCTGTTACCTGATGGCTAATAAAATGCCTGCGGAGCTTCTGGAGAAGTTCAAGCAAAAACGAGAAGAAACCAAGGCTCCCAGCGGTGAAGAAGCCAAAAACGAAAAGCGCAAAAGTGCTCGCGACAAAGCTCGTAAAGCTAAGGAAATGCGCAAAAAAGACTGAAGTGACTTTTAATGGCCTCTAGTACTGAAACCAGGACTCGATTTGAAGAGATCTTAGAGGCTTCGCGGACTCAAGATCGTTCTAGTCAGTCCGCAACGATGGTGGTGTTAAGCCACATCCAGCAGATGACCCTTTTAATGATTAAGAAGGGTGTCACTTTTTACTGCGATCAAGACACTTACAACAGCAGAACTTCTTTTTTACAAGATGTTATTGCGTTGAACAAGTTGGATATTCGCTTCCCGGCGATTATTCGAAATTTTTTGATCGATGGCTGTGGTCTGTTTTACTTCCGACCAGATCCAAAACTTAAATATCAGATCTATTTTTTTAATAAAAATCAGTATCGGGTTTACCACGACCTTAATGGCAACGTAGAAGAGGTCGTAATCCTTTACAGCTACAAAGTTAAAAACCGTAATTTAGGTCTTCCGGCTAATTCTTACGGACAGAACAAGCGTTATGTCCGTTTGACCATCACGGCAGACGAAATTAACGAAATCGAAAGTGATACTGAACTCAGTTTTGAGCTTGAGCCTGGTTCTGTGCTGACTCCAGCTAAAACTAGGCCGAATACACTCGGTTTTGTGCCTGCTGTAGAGGTTTTAAACAAGCCAAACGCTAGTGGGACTGAGGGTGAGGGTGAGTTTGACCCGTTTATGGAGCAAATCGTGCTCCATGACCAGATTATTCGTAATGTTGCCAAGAATATTGAGTTTTTCGGCAATCCGACGTTAATTAGCTCTCGTCCACGTAGTGATCTTGTAGAGGCTAGCGACGCACAAGGCACGTTTAGGCCCACAATCAGTAGTCAGAGCGGTTTTGCGGGTGCTGACACGCCTTCGACGCGGGTTAGCGAGCCTTTTGGGGCTGGAATGGGCAGCGGGCTCCGTGTTCCACGGATTATTGCAAACGTCGAGCCTTCTGACCGTGTGGGTTACATGACCCCTGACCCTGTCAGTGGGGATATGAACCGTTACGCATTGTTGTTGCGCGAAGAAATTCGCACAGCGTTAGGTGGCGTCGACGAAATCTCTATTTCTGCGGGTGCTACCGCTACAGAGATCAAAGGTTTGATGGGTCGTGCTCAAGCCACGGCACTTCGCAAAAATAAAGGTTTCCTGACATACGGTTTTTGCCGTTTGTTGGAAATGATGATTTATCACCAGGAGGTTATTTTCCGTGAGTCGTTTATTGCGGCCATGGGCTTTAATGAGCCCAAAATTCCCACGGAACAAACTGAAGAAAGTGCTGAAAAATATCAAAACTCGATGCGTCGATTTAATAAAAAAGTCGACGAAGCGATGCGTGACGCCCTCGCCAAAAACAAAGTCCCGCGTGGCGTTGTGGGTTTACCTGAGGACGGCGACCGTGCTGTTGCTTACCGGTACCAAGGCGACGTCTATGAAGATACTGCATACGATGTGAATCAAAAATCCATCGTTGTTCGAAATCTTCAAGAACTAGGTGTAGACTCGATTGAAGCGCTGAAGTACTTATTCCCAGATAAAACAGATTCAGAAAGAGCCGAAATGTTGAAGGGATTTCCCTTCAGAATGGTTCAACAAACGCAAGCAGCGATGCAACAATTTCTGGTATTATTAAGCCAGATGTTGCAGTCTCCGCATCCCCTTGCGCCTGATCAACCACTAGCGGCTGATCCTAGACTGAATGTCACTCCGCTCCTTTATAGGACATTCGATCACCTTGCGGAAGAATTAACTTACTCGGGTAGCTATGAGCCAGCAGATCCAAGCTTCAACCCCGAGCCCGGTCTCCCCGGCGGCAGCCCCGGCGGTATCCAGCGACCAGGGCTCAACCGCCTACCCCC